AAGAATGAATATAATCTTGTATATGGCTTCAGTCGTCTTCCAACAAATTGAATATTACGATCCCTACAGAAATTAATAATAGTTCTATCAACAACCCTACTACCCAAAGAACCTTCTTCAAATTTTTCATTTACTGTAGTAGTAATAGCTGTTCTTGTTTGGCCCAAAGTAACACTAGTACTACCACCAATAGTGTTTGTAGTGGTAGTAATTTCTTCTTCTACTTTGAAATTCGGTGGAATTTGACCAGGTGCTCGCCCGCCGTTATCTGCCGGCTTCCAATTTGCGACGTCTACAAATTTAGCAAAATTCTCTTTCGTCTGTACAGATAAGAAATCACCTCTATTTCCCGGCCTCTCAGCTTTAACCCTCTTTGGATCTTGCTTATCAGTCAAATCCATCTTAACATTAACACTGGTTGTTTCCCACGAACCCCAAATGGGAGGACTTACTCCAATTCTCTTGCCATCAGCACCAGTAGTTACGTCAGCTTGCATTGCTTGGGCAACACCAGCAACCATCTCTCTGACATTAATCCACACATCAGTAGTTGGAGTAAGTGCTATAGATCCATCCCAATACCTAACAAGGAAAGGAGTTACACTTTCACTTCTAGTAGCAAATTTTTGATTATACCAAGAAACCTCACCATAATTCAACATAGCCACATCACCTTCGACCTTAATATTAGTTCCAACTACATTAACAAATCTAGCATCTTGATTAGAAATTGTTGTAGTTCCAAGACCAACAATACTATCATTGCCAATTTCCATATTCACTTGAGTGGTAAAATGAGCAGGTCTTAAAACTCTGCGAGTAACGTCAATTGAATTCCTAACACCTATAGAAGTATCTTGATGTCCAAATGATGTAAAATCATCAACCATCACTCCAGATTTAAATCTATTCAATCCATTTGCATCAACTATATGTTGATTTAAAGTAGTAGATTCTAAACTATTAAGTGCGGTATAATATTCTAAATTCTTAATTCTTTGTTCTAGCTTCGAAATATCATTCATCTGATATCTCTTATGGCTAATAAATGATACGCTTGCGTTCCTAGCACTATACAAATAGGCTGGAAGAGCAACAGTAGCAATATTTAAAGTTCCTGGTATCACATCAGGTAAGGTGGGATCATCCGCAGGTTCTCCATAAATTACACTAAGAACCCCCTTATCATTCAAATATATCCTATCCAATCTTCCAAGATAATAACTATATCCTACAGTTATTGATTCATCAGTGGCTAATACATTCTTTGCACTATTTTGACCATCATCAAAAACTCTTCCATAAAATTCAAATGGAGATCTTCCACCTGATGCGACACTATAATCATTAACTCTAGGACGAGCGTCAATTAACTCAGTATTTCTTATTGAATCCACGGTAGAAATTTGAGTAGTGTAATCAAAGCTATCATATGAATTTGCAAACGTAATATCACCAGTATCAGAAGAATTATAAGAAGCACTCTCATAATAAATTTTAAGTCTATTAGTAGGAACAGAAGCACCGGCGTTTCTTATAATTCTTGAATAATCATAAAAACTACCCTTTTGACCATTACTAAATTTAAAATCTCCTAGAATATTTTCATTCCCAGTATCAATATTGGTGACAATGGCGGCAACTCCAGAATCAACAAAATCTACAACCTCACCATTTTCAAATAGAGTATTAGTTTGATAAATGAAACTAATACTACTATCACTTATTTTACCGATATAAAGAGCTTTTGCTTTACTGAGTTTACCTATAATTTGATCTCCCACAATCAAATCATTAGTGGTGGCAGTAGAACCACTCATTGATCCTGTAGTCATTGAAGGAGCTAAAGGATCTTCAGTGTCACTAGATTCAAATATTCCATAAATCATTATAACATCAGGAACATTTAAACAAATCATAGGATCCTGAACCCTAGTTCCAAAAGGATAATTACCGTAAGTTAATCCATCTTGAAATGTTNTAGATCCGATACCAGAACCTNCATTATTAGATTTATCAATTACAAGAGATTTTACAATATTATTATTCTTTACTTTAGCGGTAACTGTAGATTGACGTTGAGTTGTAATTACTGTTGCACCTTCANNATCATTCCTACTAAGCCCATCAAACCTAATAGTTCCACCACCTTCAAATACAAGTTGATTCCGAGTAATAGNTTCTAGTGTACCATCAGAACCAATTACAGTATATCTTTCTTCATCAAATGGCAAAAATACACAATTTGGTTCAGGTGATATAGAAGATGTAGAATTATTAGCAATTACACTAGTATAAGACTTCCTAATAACAAGTTCTGTATCAGATGTATCAACGGATTTAATATTCTCTTTAGGAAAAACACTATAAAGAGATTCGTTAGAAGCAGCATTACCACTCCCCATTTGATTCTCCATTACAGTGCCAACTACTTCAAAATTACTTACGGTTACTCCTATACCAGGCATAGTGCCACTAAAAACTCCAGGAACAGTTGTAACTCCTGAAATTACTATATTAGTTGTATTAACTTCATCAACAGTTGCTAAAGTCGGTAAATTTTGACCAATTTGAGAAAATCTTACTAAATTTCCAACTGTAACAATCCCTGGCCAAGCACCAGAACTGCCAAAAGCAGTAGTAAGTCCAACAATATTGGTAGAAACTTGAGATTGGCCAGTAGCAGCATTATATGGAGTAATAGAGACAATCCCAACCATCTCAATTGAAGAAGGAACTAAATCTCCCAAATATGTTCCAACACCAATTCCCGAGCCAGTATAGTTACTAAAACCAAAAACAGACTGAATATCAGAAATATTATAAGATGTATAAGCAATAGCTGTTCTGGAGCTATTTCCAATACCATTAAATTCTAACCTTTCCCCTAAACTAAAATTACCTTTTATATCATATGCAGTTATTGATGTTCCTACATTAACAGTATGTCTTAAATATCCTCTTGCACCACTAGATTTACCTTCAATATATGTAGGAACAGTTAAAGTAACTGGCTCATTAAGTGTAAATTCACTATATGTTTGAACATCAAAAAGAGAAAGATCCCATTGATTGGTGGCAGGAAGAGTTCCTCCCATAGAAACATAAGTACCGGTATCTAATTTAGAATCATAGATTCTAGCAACTCCAATTTCCTTCCCAGCAGGTGCAGTAGTATATCCAACTATCCTTTGGCTTCTTAAACTCAAAGTATTTGTAGTATTAAATCCGATTTTAGGTGCGCCGTAAGCATTATTGATCTTAAAACTAGGACCAAACCCAAAATTAACTTGTTGATTTGTTAAAGTATTAGTAGTTCTTGGTTTGACGGCATCCANAAATACAGGACTATGCACCTTAACTTCATATCCTCTCACATAAGCTTTTCCTGGAGAAATTTTATAAAGAAATAAATCNTTACTGGGAGTATTTCCTTGTTGAGTAGTTTGTCCTGGTTCATAAATTCCTCTATTACCAAATCCATTATTTAAACTTTCATGACAAGAAGTAGATAACTCCTTCACATAATAATGTCCAGATTCATCAAAAGTTCTTTTCGCTAATTCATTTCCTAATTCATTATATTTTGTAGAATCTTTAATATCTCTAATAAGACCATCTTGAATATCTGCTAACTGAACAAAATTTTGATCATTAAAATCATCTCTTGATTTTTTGGCAAGAGTAGCTTCAATTTTAAGTCTATCAGCTCCAGGTGCGGTGTAATTATTAAATCCGGCAGCATTATCATTTAAAATCGGATCAATATCAGAAGAAACAAGAGTTTCTACAACATTTAAACCTATCCTATAACTAGGAGTATTGGTATATTGATCTAAAATTAAAATTTGATCCTTAACCTCAACAAAATATCCTCTTAAAAAGTAAATACCCTCATTAAGTCCAAATGCAGAACCAACAGCATTAGCGTTTAAAGAAAGGGTTTTGGCAAATCCTTCTCCAGAAGAAATAAAAGTAGTGGCGTAACTAATACTGTCCTGAGTTAGAAGAACTTCATTATCTAAAAATGTAGATGTAATACCATCAGTACCAGATTCCAAATATTCAAGATATAAAGTATAATTACCTCTATCAGATTCACTATCAGTAATAGAATTAATAATTCTAGCTTTTACACCAGAAGTTTCACCCCCAATAATTTTTCCAACTAACTGATCACGATAAAGTGAAATAGGAATTCCTAAAAACTCAGATTCTATTTGAATAGCAGAATATGCACTCAAATAAGTAACTTGCCCAGGAATAACTACAGAACCTTCTTTAAAAAGATGAGATCCTACATCTTCAATCTGATTTTGAAGTATAGATTGAAGATTATTTAATTCTCTTGCCTGAACTGGAAAGGCTGGTTTAAATAATACCTTATAGTAATTGCGTTCCGACTCAAAATCATCAAAGTAGGGAGCAACATTAAGATTAGTTTCCTGTGGCATAATTCTTTAGAATTCCAAGATAATTTTGACGTCTTCTTTTTGAGATGAAGACCTTGTTACAGAAGGTCTGTTATCAACATAAATGATCTTACCAGAATATTTTTGTGACTCTGGTTGAGATACACCATTTACGAAATTTTGACCGAGATTATATGTTTTACTATTTATTACTGTTGTTATACCATTAAACTGAGTACTAATTGACAAATTAATGTCTCCGCCAGTAATACTCAAACTACCCCCAGTATCAGGAGCATCAGTAAATTGGTAGTCATTATATCCCAAAGTTGTAATACCTGCGGCACCATCATAAGTAAACCCATTACTAGTTCTATCTTGCCAATACTTTAAAACTCCAGTTGTTTGATCATAAGATACAACTCTTCCCACAGCAGTAGATCCTAAACCAACAGTTTGTAAAATTTTATCATCAACAGTAAAATTAGCAGAACTATATCCTATTCCACTCAATCTAAGAGCATATACAGCACTCACCTTATCATCACTTAATAGTTCAGTTGAACCATACTGTTGAGGATTGCATATAAAACCAACTCTTGCAAATTGATTTCCAGTGATAAAATCTGGATTAGAAGTATCATTCTCAAATCTAGCGTAAGTTAGAACATTAAATGCGCCCAACTCGCTATAGATATTGGCCCCATATCCACCTGGAGGGGGGATAATTACATTAAATACGGGAGAAGTACTTCCTGTAGGAACACCACCAGCGGCTAAATCTACAGTACCATAACTATAACCAGAACCACCTTCCGAAATAGTAATTGAATCAACTTTGGAATCGTTATTAATAACTATAGTAGCCTTAGCTCCAGAACCATCTCCTTGAATAGGAACATTGGTATAAGTTAAATTTGCAGTACCAATACCAACACCTCTATTCCTAATAGTAACAATTTTTAATTGCGCACCACTAGCAGCATTTTCTCTCACAGCAGCATCAGTAGTATTTGTTTCCCAATNACTAGGAACAGGAATATAATTAGTAGATTCAAACTTAATTGCTTGGCTTGGTCTAATAGTATACAAATATTTCCAAATATATCCATCTCCACTACTACCAGCTTCTCTAGGTTCTAAATCAGTAAAAGTAGGTTCGTCCAAGGATGGACCCCCCTCATGATTATTTTCTGGTTTAGCGTTATTAAAAAGACAAATATATACCCTATAATCACTATTCATCACATAATACTTAGCAGTATAGATATCAGCCTGACCACCGGGTTGGGAGGGATTGGATATAGTAATATCATTTCTCCACATAGCATAGGTAATACCAGATTGCCAAGTATTCTTTGACACTACCTGATTACAATCATTTGGAGCAATTTTTTTCATCGCCAACATAGTATCCCAATACTCATTAGACTGATTTAAACTATCCTTAGGTGAAGGAGGAGCAGTATCCCAATCAGACTGATAAGATGTTGGGTTGGGTAATCCAATAAATGCATAATAAGAATTTGAACTGGATTGAACCCCAGACACAAAATTCTTTGCATTTAATATACGAAGTTGATCAGTAATTATTGCCGCCATTTTTTAAAGGGTTTTTTCTTATTTATTAAGTATAATTATTATATTTAAGAGGTTCATACCGAGTCACAAGAGCAGAAGTAGAAATTCCACTTATTCCATTGTCCCCATAGAAATTATAAACCTTTGATGGAGAATTGTCTAAAATAATCTTACCCCAACTAAATTCACCCAAAGAAGGAAGTTCATTCTGATAAGAGGTAGTATAGGCTATTCCACTACCAACTCTATCAACATTAGTAAATATTCTTCTTACGTAAGTGCTAAATCCAAGAACTTCTGATGGAAGTTCTCTTGTTTCTGCACTGTAGACCTGATAAACATCATCAACACATGTAGTAGCTATTCCTACAGAAACAGCAGTTTGATAGGTTTGACTTGCAAAAGTACTAAGTCCACTAGATACATTTGTATTATAAATTGTGAAATAATCACCAACATTTATGGTACTTATAGTAACTGCTGATCCAACATAATCAGCATCTCTCATATAAGAATCTAAAGGAATCCACAAATCAAAATAAAGTCTATTTTGAGGTCCAGATGTAGTAGTTCCAAATCCCACAACAGTTCCATAATCACCACTATAAGAAGATACGTTAATTTTCTCTTTTATAAGTGTAGGTGGTGATATTAAAACCACAGGAGGACTAGAAGTAGTATAAGCTGTACCAGTTGTTGATCCTCCATAAGAAACTGTAACACTATCAATAAGTCCAGAAGATAGTGTAGCTGTAGCTGTAGCTCCTCCTGTAGTTCCTAACCCCACAGGATCAGCAATAGTTACTGTAGGAGTACTACTATATCCATAACCACCATCAGTTACAGTAATAGCAGAAACTGTTCCTGCCACAGAAACAGTAGCGGTAGCTGAGGCTCCAATAACTACATCTTGAGAATCTATCACAATAGAATCTTGGAATATCCTAATAGCAGCTTCATTATTTGAATCAAATAGAGGTCTTAAGCTCTCAACATATACAACCTGAGTACTAATTCCCACACTCTTAATAATATTGGTAGAAGGATAAATTAATGGCTCATAGTGAATTCTATCTTTTCCTATTCTTTCATTATTAATAATCATATCAACTTGCTGCTTACACCAAGTTACAGGTCTA